GGAGACCCGCGCAAATCTGGCCAAATGTTGAGCGTCACCGTCCCTGTCGCATCGCTGTTGGCGTCCTCAAGAACCTTGTGGTAGCTGGTGCCGATCTGGGTGTAATCCCCCATCATCAAATAAGCAGTTTGCGATGCAGGAACACCGTCAATAATGACCGCCCCGCCTGTTTGTGATGCCCCTTTGACCAGCGGCGTTCCTGCCCACCACGAAGCGATCCCGCGCGATGTTGCGCCTGTCGGATCACCCATCGTAAACGTGCCAAAGCGCCCACGGAGACGTAGCAGAAACGAAACCCAGACCTCGGCATCTGCCCTGCTCATTGGGGGAAGCATGACATGCGCCCCCCATGCTTGGCCGGAATGCCTCACAGCCTGTTGCGAGAACGATATAGGCGACTCTGAAACAGCCACCGCGCCGCGCGCCGTTAGCTGGATTGATGCGACCCCTGTGACGGTCGGAAACGCCAGTGGATATGTCTCACTCATACGAAGCCCCCTTGATGCCTGCGCATCGCGTCAAGCACAGCCGCTTTGGAAGCATCAACTATGCGCGGAACAGCATTGCCAAGATCCGCGCGTGTCACGCCGCCTGTGAATGTCTGGTTGATTGTGATGTTTGCGCCGCCGCTCTGGCCGCGTGTGTGGTCGATCACGGTCTCTTTGGGGTGCATCATAGCTAAAAAGCCGCCTTGCCCGTCCAGCCCCCCTGCACGAGGCCCATTTCCTGTGAAACCGCCGCCTGCAAAGGATGAACCGCTGAAAAGATTGTGGCCGATATTTATCCCGCCGCCACCGCCGCCAAGAATGGATTTGAAGCTGGCAACGATCCGCTGAACGACGAGAACCTTGTAAAGTTCGCGCACAATATCAGCGGCCATTGATCGGAAACTCTCTGCAACCGTTTTTGTGCCGCTCACCATGTCCAAGAAGCCATTGCCAATATCTGTGGCAATCGCACCAGAGACTTTAACCAGCACATCCTTGAACGAAAGAGCAGATTTAGACGCCGTGCTGTATGCAGCCTTAGCGAGCGCCAAAAGTCTGTTGGCCTCGGCTTGATCTATTTTGCCGCTCTTGAGCGCCTTGGCGACAATGCTCTGCGCTTTTGCGTATTTCATCGTCGCTGCGATAGCCGGGTCTAGCGATGCCACAAGCTGGTCGAATGCTGATGCGGCAGCCGTTACAGACCCGCCTGATGTTTTTGACATTTTAGCAAGCAAGGCCGCGACTTTATCCTGAAGCTCTTTCTCTTTTGGCGATATTGGAATGACTGTACCAGCGGAACCAGCGCCGCCGCCTGTTCCGCCATACCGTAATTTGGTGATCGCTTTGTCCCTTTCCGACACAGCCGTTTGCAATGCTGCCAGTTGCGTGTCCAGAGACTTCAGTGCCAGTTCTAGGTCAGCCTGTGATTGGTCAACCAAATCTTTCCCGAATGCGTTGCCTTGGACCCCCGCCGCTGATTTCTGCGCCGAAAGTTCCGTGCGCATAAGCGCGACTTGCGCCTTAGCCGCAACAACCGAGCTTTGCGCGAGAGCATAATGCTCATTTGCCAATGCTGCCGCAGCGCGTCCCGCATTTGGAGCGTTGGTTTTTTCGAAAATACCCAAAGCCGCGTTGAGCGCGTCCGTCCCGTCTTTGGCGTCATAAAGCCCACTCGTGAGGCCTTGCCCGTCAGAAGGTGTGCCGATCACGCCCGTCAACAAAGCGATGCCCCCAGCCACGGCGATCATAGTCCCCATTATCGGCGCAAATGCGATAGCTAAGGCAATCCCAAAAGCAGTCACAGCCGCCGTGGCTATTGGTAAATTGTTGGATATAGCTTCGATTGCGGGAACAGCCACCCGCATGAGGACAGTCCCGACCTTCTCAGCCGCGACTGCAATTTTCGAAAGTGCTGTGTCAAACCGTTTGGACAACCCGTCTTTCATTTTTCGGAACGCCGCATCTGCTGCGCCTGCGCTGTTAGCCATCGCGTCCATAGTCGAGACGTATTTCTCGCCAGCGCCGCCAGCAAACGAAAGCACCGCATTGAGAGCTTCAACAGAACCGAACAACTTAGCCATTGCGGCTTGGCTGCCGCCCGTCTTCGCCACAATGTCGTCCATGAACCCGCCGAAGCCCTTGGCTTTCAACGCAGACGCGCTGAACTCGATCCCCAGCGCCTTCGCTATTTTTACAGCCTCGCCCGAAGGTTTAAGGATGCCTGACAGCGCGGCACGGACGCCAGTTACGGCCAGTGCAGTGGATTGTCCTTGTGTGGTGAGTGCAGCAACAGACCCGACAACCTGATCGAACCCAATCCCTACTGACGCCGCAATGGGGATCACATTGCCCAGAGTAGACGCCAATTCGGAAACAGTCGTTTTGCCAGCCTTCACGCCTGTAAACAAAATATCGGATGCTTGCTTGGCGGTAAGCCCAGAAGCGGCGTAAGCATTTACGGCAGAGGTTAAAACATCAACCGCAGTTTTCGTATCAGTGACGCCACCCACCGCCAACTTATTCGCGGATTGCAACAGCACAGCAGCACTCTCAACGGTTGCCGACCCGGCAGAAATCGCCTGATAAAATGCTGTCACCTGATCTGTCGAAGACCCGCCAAATTGCTGGGCCATATCCTGCGCTGTTCTCCGCAGGAATTCCATTTGAGTTGTAGTGCCATCAATCAGTGTCGAGGTTTCTGCCAACGCAGCATCTAGGCTCTTTGCAGATGTTGCCGCTTTAGCAAATGCTGCTGCTGCGAGGCCGACGATTGCAAATGACGCAGTTCGAGCGCCAGCACGTAAAAGCGAAAAGCTCCGCGAGAGCGTGTTTATTGCCGCGCTCCCGCGTGCCGACATGCGGTCAACTGCGCTTTCTGTTATGCGAGCCTGAACGCCGACGCTTCGCAGCGCGTCTTTCCCCCGGCGGGAGCCAAGCACCATTCCCGATGGGTCAACCTTTAACTTGAGCGTTGCCATAATCAACCTCCACTTGGTCCAGCGCGTTTACGAACCGCTGCAATCTCGCTTTCTGCAATGGGTCTTCTAACCCCGCAAAATTACAGTAATCGCTCAAAGCTCCGATTGGGACATACCCATGCTCATTCTTAGAAGCTCTAAGCGTCAAATATGCGCCCCACATAAAATGATTTTCTGGTTCGGCATCATCGAACTGCGCACCCTTAGCCCGGAGATAATCCCGCTCTTGTGGCGTGTATTTCATCTGGGTTAAAAGCGCGCGTGTCATTTTTTTATCTCGTCTCCATCCGCCTTTGTGACAAGATCAGTTGCCACTTTTATTTGGGCCGTGAACGCTTCGAAAACGTCTGCCAATTCCGGTATTTTCACACCAGCCAATCCGATAAAATTCTCGCGTGTCGGTGTTAGGATTTCGCCGTCCTCGCCGCAGATATTTGTTTCCCAAGAAACCACGCAATTATCATAAATCACGCCATATTGCTCTTGCCCTATTTGCTGATTTTGGCTCAGAGCAAGTTCCAATTTATCCGCGCCTTCGGCATCGTTCCGCTGCGTGTCCATTATTGCGGCTTTAAGCCCCAGAGCCTCAAGATCAGCGACCAGCTTGATATTCAGAGAACCGCCAATCCTGCCATTAATTTCGACGAACACGCTCTCGCAATCATCAGGCCCAAGCCCAAGCAGAAAATCCGGCAGTTTTTGCCGGAAGGAAAAAGTTGGTATTTCAAGTCGTTTCAGTTTCATCGTTCATTCCTTCGTCGGATTGTGGGGGCGAAGAAATCCGACAAACTTCGCCCCCGGTCTGCGCAGAATTACTTGCCGGATTTGACCACAAGGCCGGGCTTGGCCTTGAGGTTCAACTCTTTTGCCTCATCAGATGTGATCGGGTCGCCGGGCAGGAATGTCTTTTCCTTGCCCTGAACGACGCCTATAAATTTGACTGCTGCTTTCATTATGCGACCGCCCTTGTCATGGTCATGACCGCGCTTGACGAACTGTCATAGATCGGGATCATGTCGATATTCTGAAGCAAGTCAGTTCCAGAGAAATCAATATCCCCACCACCGAAATGGCACTTCGGAAACGCAATCGTGTATTTCGAGCCAGAGACCGAGCCGATGTTGAACGTGACGGCAAATGCGGTCTGCGCCGCGCGCGCAGCAGTGTAGATCGCTGCAAAGTTGGCATCGACCAGCGCCTTGGCCGTTATTTTAGGCCGGAAAGCACCGAGTGTCGTCCCGCCAGTATCTAGCCCTGTGACCAAAGTTTGAGGCGTCCGACCATCGAAAACAAAATCAATCTCGGCAGATTGGAACCCGCCGGGCGAGTACCCAGCCAGTGTGATAGCTCCCACGTCGATGCCGCTGGTGAGCGGGACTGCATTTGTGGGGTCAGTATATGATGCGCCAGTGATTGCCGTTGTGGTGGCGTCGTCAGACCCCATACCGAGCAAATCGAGCGAGAATTGTGCCTCCTGATTATTGCCGAGGCTCAGTTTCCCACCAATGGCTTGAACGCCGCGATACCGAAGCATCGTATTGGTGCCACCCGCGCCTGCGGTGAAACGGTTTTCGACTGTTTTGTAAGATGAAGTTTTGCCATCCTTGAGGACGTTTGTCGCCCACGCGCCCTGCATCAAGGTTGCGAACCAATCGTCAAGAGACCCGTAAGTCAAAGCCCCGGCGATTGAGCCAGTGACCGGAATGCTTTTGATGCCGACACCCGCGAGAGCGCCGCCGACAGTCAGCGATGGTTGCTCAAACATTTCAGGCTTGGCGACCATAAGGATTGGGTCATGCGAGGTTGTAAACCCCGGCGTTGATGGTGTGGTTCCTGCGGCAGTTTCGGCAACGAAGGCCGACCGAAGATTATTTTGTGCTGTGCCAGCCATTGTGGCCTCCTTTAGAGCATCGTGTACCGAACAAACGGCACGTTCAAATTAGCGATTGAGAATGGGGGAGTATCCTCGACATTCGCTATATATGGATATTGATCCCCCGGTGAAAACCGAATGAATGCGTCGGAAGGCGTTGTGATGATCACGCCAGAAGTGTCGATGATCTGGCCCATAAATAGCGCCGAGAGCGTCTCGGCATAACCGCGCCAAGATTGAGAACCAGCCCCTCCACCTGTGAATATTTGGAGCATCAAGACGCCGATGTAGTCTATGCGGTTTTGAGTGCCGCCAATCGTCCCTTGGAACGTCCCGCCATTCGCAATGGTGAGCCGCACACTGTCTGCCGATGGCGTGAATTTGTGACCGTCCCAGCCAATATTCGCCTCGCTCCAATTCGCAGAGATATAAGCCTCGATCGCTGCACGTTCCAGAATATAGCTCATAGCTCCACCCGCCCATATTTTAGGTCAAGGCGAGCAACTGTGACCGCCACCATACCGCTCGGCGCTTGGCCGGAATATCCATTTTCCAAGCGGAGGGCATAAGGCAAACTGTTTGACAGATACACCGCCTTGAATGCACCAAAATTTGCAAGAGCGACGTCGCCTCGTGTTAGGCTGGCGTCTGGTGTCGCCGTGTCGAACGCCTTTGAAGATGCCGCCCCGATTGACGTGTCCCAATTCCCCCGGAAACGGCCAGAGGCAACAGGCGACATTTTCACAACCGACGACAGGGCATCCAGCGCAACGGTTTTGATAAACCGCACCATTTCACGGCTCTTAGAACCGAATTCAGCCTCTAACTCATTCCCAAACTGGTGCGCATTCATATCGCCACCACATAAAACAGGGTGCCAGCATCCATAATGTCGAGGACACGTTTTATCTCATAATCAACCGAGTTAAAATTGACAGTCCACCCCTCTTTGGGGGCGGTTGTAATCCCCTCGATCAGGATAAGTTTTTCGGACGGACCTGCAACATAGCCGGGGAAAATATCTGCAATCGGTTTGGAAACATCGAGAACACCTCGGCCACCAGTGATAGGTGTCGTGACTGCCGGATATGCGCCCGTTGCGGGGTCATAAGTGCCGCGCGTGACATACGACAGCGTGACGCCGTGAATGGCGTCTGTGACAGCCGCAGCAACGGCGTCAAACGCCTCAGTTGATATGGCTGCAACAGTAGTCATCCTCGCACCAGCCGATTAGCAGAAATTATGAAAGGTTTCAGCAGTCCCTCTACTGCAATGAAGCGCGGGGTTGCCAGCGTCGTTGCATATTCGGTTTCGCTGTCAACTGGCCCGGCTTTGACTTTCGTGCGCTTAACTGCGCCGCCTGAGACTGTGGCCAAGAGGTCAACGCCGCCGTGAGCAATCCACGCTAGCTCGCACTGAGCATCTTTGATCGGCTGGGGAACAGTGTCGATCTGGACGCGCCACCCGTCCACATAAAGCGTGGTGATGCGCGGCCATTTCCGCGTCTGGTCGCGATACTGCAACCTACCGGGCCAAGAATAGTGCTGGTCGATGTACCGTGCTGCGCGGCGAAGATAGCCCTCCTGAACGGTGTCTGTCGCCGTTAGTGTCCATCCTTGAGCCGAGGCATATGCTTGGAATTCTGCGAGGGTCGAATAGCTGTCAGACGCCGAGCCGCCGATTGTTACTGTGAGAGCCATGATCCATCCTCATGTCGGGTTTGGTGATAGGGCGAGCTTCCCCGCCCTATCGGTATTCTTAGCCGAGAACCATTGTCACCGCGTCGGGGGTCCAAACTTTAGAACCGTAAACTGCGGTAATGTCGATCATGGCCTTTTTATAGCCGCCATAGACCTCGATCTGGAAGCCGATGCCAGTCCAAGGATCGACCACGATAGTCGTGTCGGCGGCTGCCGAGGCAATAGGCGAGGCCATAGGCCGGATAGCCAATTCAACAGCCGGAGCATAGACCACAGGGCTGGCTGTGAATGTCGCGCCAACAGTGAGCGCGGCATTATTAGCCAGAGTTTGACGAAGGCCGGGCTTGGCAATGGTGACTACGTTTGCAGCCAGAGCAGAAGCAACCACATACTTGTTGGTGTCACCAGCGAATGTGATCACATCTCCGGCGAGGATGGTGCCTGTACCAGTGTCAACAGTGATTGCCGTGTCGCCTATAGCGTAACCAGCGACGAGGTTGACCAAGAAACCAGCACCTGTGCCTTTCGTGTGCGTAACAGGCTCAGTGCTTTCTTTGATTGAGATGCCTTGCAGATTGAGCAATTCACCTTGGCGCAGAAGCACATCATTGCCAGACTTGCTCACGTCTTGCAGCACTGCCTGTTTGCGCATGTTCCCGCCTGCGCTGGAGTTCATCACCAGAGTTATGTTTTGCTCATTCACTGGCATCTTGTTGTCCATGATGATTTGGCGAGCATCAACCATCAGATCGGTATTCGATGCAAACGGGGTTGTTCCTGCTGTGCCGACAGCGCGAGACGCCCCAGCGATACAAGTGGCCATGAGGTTCGATTCAATCGTTGCCAACATGCCTTGGAACTTGCGCTGGAAAATAGCACCGTAAACAGTGCTGTAACCGACGCCGCCATCCAAGAACATGCGGTCCTCACCCGTAAACGGAATTTTAGCATTCACGACTTTATCGAGGGTCATGCTGTCAGTGCCGACCGTGTTGTCGTCACCTTCCGGGATGGTCATGGAAGGGCTGACCGATGTGTTGATCGTTCCCTCAACTGTGGTGAACGATTGGACCGTTTGGCCCTGTGCAGCGGCTTGGCTGCCGCCGTTGAGCGTGACCGATGGGATTAGGCCATAAGTGCCGCGCCCCACCGTTTCCATTGCCACCTGAATGTCTGAAGCCAGACCTGTTAGAACATTTGCCATGAGGTATGGCTCCTTTAATTTTAGGCGTCGTCAATAACCTGACCGCCAGTTTTAACGAAATTAGAGCGATCTTGTGGAGACATTTTCTCCCAATTCGCCCGGCTGGTTGTGGTTTTTTCTGGGTGCTTCCCGCCCCCGATTGGAGGCTTCCCGCCTCCCCCTTTGCCCTGATCTGCGAATATAAATGGCTGCGTTCCCCGCAACTCTTTCGCTAGATCGGCAAAAGTGGCACCTCCATCGGTGTTGCTGCCGATCATAGGAGACTTTTCGTCATTTGCAAGGATTGTGGTCGTCCCGTCATCATTGACCCTAATCCGCCGCGCCAATCCGGCAGTCGCATAATCCAACGCGTCAGGGATAACACCCGATTTTGCAAGCTCCGCTTTGGCCGATGCAAGGCTGTTCGAGCGCACCACCCCCGCCAGTTTCGATTGTGCTTCTGAGAGGGATGCCGCGTGTTCGGATTTCATTCTGTCAATGATTGCGGCGTGTTCTTCTGCCCCCTTGCCCGTCCCTTTGGCCTTTTCTTCCAAGCCCGAAATCTTAGCGGCCAGATCATCCGGCGAGCCGAATTTTTTCCACGCGGCATTGTTCTCGCGCTCTTTAACCAGCGACGTTTTGAGGCCGTTGACTTCTGCATCAGTTTGCATCCCCTCTACCTGCAACTTAAATTTGCCATCGGATTCGGAATAGAGAGCCGCGAT